CTAATCGAGTTCTGTCAATCTAAACAATTTACCATTCCTAAAAATCATTTCACAACGATGGTTGTTTTCATCAACTAGCGTTGCTTCAAATAACCCCTCTTGCGGAACTTGAATATCTTCTGCGAAATTGTAAGTCTTATTGTTAAATTCAAATGTCTTTGCCATATTTTTTACCTCATTGTAATATTGCGCCACCAATATCAATATTGTAAGCGTCAATTATCTTTTTTCGTAATTTTCTAAACTCTTTACCATGACCTTTAAAATGACACTCGACAGTAGCATGTGCCAGCTCATGATAAATTGTGTTTAATTCGATGTCTTTATCGTGATTATCCTTGCTTAATTCAATCAAGCAGGAATCATCATTATACCAATATGTTATGCCTAATAGCTTTTTACTTCTACCGATATATTTATGTATCAATAAATCAGGTTTAAAAGAATAACCCAATGCCTCAATATTGGCTATTGCTTTTAGAAATATATCAGCATACGGCATCATGTCATCGTCGAGATATAGTGTACTGATTTTATCACCCCCATTAACTATCATCTAATAGTTGACTGTTGCAAACCGTGCAACTCGGAGATAATTGGATCACCATTCCTTTACTGTATACAGAACACTACCACCTTCAAAATGCTGTCCGTCAAAGTGTGCTAATACTTCAACTTTGCCTGCTTGATAGCCAATAGTCTCGTAGGCTTTACTGTCTAATACCGTTACACCAGCTTTAATCTTATGAGCCTTGTTTAGGTTGATTTTATAAACGTCCACCTTTTGCTGGTCTGTATTAGCAACAACAGCAGTCCTATCTGACTTTTCTGTTGCTGCTTTAGGTAATGCCGGGTCCTCATGTTTGATAGCCTGTTGTGTTTGTTTGGCCGCCTGTTCTATGGTAGGAGCCTGCACATAATACGTGGCTACAGGTTGAGCAGTTTCCATCTTGGAAACAACTTGTTTAGCTTCATCTTTGGTAATGTGAATAGCATTAGCTAATTTGACAGGATCCTTTACTTGTTCCTGTTTTAGCAACACCGGCTTTTTGACTTGATATGAATTATATATAGACACCCCTACAATAGCTAAAATAATTAAAATTAGCCCCCCTATGAGGATTTTATGTCGTTTTAGGTAAAACAATACCTTGAAAGTCCAAAGGCTCATTATAGACCCCTTTCTTGCATTTCTTGTGAAAACATTTCTAACGCTTGCGCTTTTTCTGCATCGAACCGTTCAACAAGATTTTCACGTAACCAATCTGGATTACCATCATAGTTCCATGGATGCAATTTGCGCTGTTCATATACCCCATTAATTAAATCCCAGTCAAATTTAATATCGTTCACATAAGATAAGTTCCAATCAGGCTCCCAACCCGGAACATATTGTATTGCCTCTTTAAAAAGATTAACAACTTCACCCGGACCATACTGAACAGCCGCAGAAAATACAACATCACGTAATGCTCGGCTATGTTTATTTACATCAAACAATTGATTGGATAATTCGCTACACGCCACATCATAATAAGCATATTTAATGTAGTCATGCTGCATTTCCATAAAACCGTTAGGGTCCACAGTTCCTAGTTCTTGCCATTTACTAATGAACTCATCGGAGTTAATAGGCCCTGCACTTTGAAGGGCTCTTGCATAATCTTTGTAAAATTCATCTTCTTGTCGCAAGCCCCAACCAAGGAATGCATCCACACTCCCGCAATTGCTTGCTAACTGATAAGCACCATACGAAATACCACCAAGGTCTCCCTCGCCTGTAGATACAATAGCTGGGTCCCCATTACTTTCATATGCCGCACTTAATTTTCCTAGTTCCATTTGTTTTGCTCCTTCCTATTTGATTCACGTCCTCCTAAATAGCCAACGAGTCCGGAGGAAATGCTCATGGCCAATTCGTTATAACCATAAAGGACGGCCATTATATTGACCGCCCCTAGGATGAGGATTGTTAACACCTCACGAATACTAATTTTTTCAATCATTTAATCGCCTCTTTTACAGATTTAATGAATGCTATTACCTGTTTAACTAATCCGATTGCACGTTTAAACCACCTCGATTCCACCAACTCCAGTTCAATCATATTTTCAACACAGGATGCTAACTCAATTACAATGGGAATGAGGTACATTCCTGTGCTTAAAAACGTATCTAGTCGGCCTAAAAAAATAAATTCAACATCTGGTAATGTAAGCAAGATAAACGATAAGACAAATAACCAAGGATATGATTTGACCAGTTTCTTTGTCATATCGGCTCGCAGTTTATTACTGACTAGGAATCTATGTTTCTTTCCATTGATTTCAACATATCCCCATCCACGCCAAAGTATGGCAAGTATTGTATTGGTTACCGTACAAGGTCTATTCGTTGCGATATTAAAATTACGCACCTCTACCAAGATGCGCAATATCGTATCAACAAATACCAATATCAAAGTACAAAATATAGCTAATGATATTTGTACAAGTTCATTTTCATTTAATCCCACCATAATAGATGGTGGCGGAGCGAAGATTTCAATCATATATTCCCTGTCCTTTCAATTGTTAATCTGTTTATTCTTTTACTAATTAAATTTTCTATTAGGATTTGGCCATCAATATTGAAAACTATATGTGTACTAAGAGCCATTCTTTTTGTAGTTACAGTAATTTCAATATTTTTAGAACTAGGTATCGTTAATTCTCGTTCCATGGTGTCAACGGCTTCCATTAGAATCCTATACTTTCCTTTTGGTAAATACACGTACCATTTATTAAACGATTCAACATTACGTGCTTCCCATTTCCATGTATTGAATGTAATTGGATCATATTGAACATATCCTTTATCACCGTTTGGTTTAACAACATTTAAAGGGGTTACATTTCCTGAAACTCTTGCATATAAATCCTGTCCATTAAAACGGACACGGATGTAATTACCACCCGTGTCCTGTGCGTTTTCTGTTAAATTGTATGTTTGTATTTGCCCATTAGGCGTCTTGGTTTTGATAACTGCCATTATTCCACCCACAATTCTGCACCATTTGCGAATGTAATTCTGTTTTGTTGGCGTTCACCATACATCTTATGCCAGCCAGTATTAGTGCCATTGGAAATACCTCCGTAATACAGACCATCAGAACCATTATCAATCAACAACAATCTACCTTGCCATTGCTCAGAATTACCAAACTCCATAACAACGCCATTATTAGGCGCATTAAGTGCACCTTGTTTAACTTCTCTAAATACAACACACCCCAATGAAGATGGGTCTTTTGTATAATCTGAGTTAGTATTCATTCGATAACTCATAAAACCGCTAGAAGTAATAACACCAGCAATACTTGTATTTCCCTTTTTCTTAACATATGAACTATCTGCCGTAGTTTTAGATAAAACTGTTCCAGAGTCTGACATATCATCTTCTGTTAGAACTCTGAATGTTTTATTTTTGTTAGCATCGTAATAACCTATTGAGGTCCCTAAGAATATAGTCCGGTTATCACTCATACCAAATTCAATGGAATCACCAGTTGACATCTTAACAGCATGATGAGCGCTACCTTTAGTATCCACGACTTGAACAGACGTATTATTGGGCAAGATGATTGGGCCCTTCATCTTGCCACCACCAAGGCCTAGGTAATCAAGGTTTTTCAATCGCTGCATATTGATTGAATTTTCAAAATCGTAATTTGGGTCGCCTACATATATATCTACTTGGTGACGTTTATTTGCCTTTTGAGTAAGCACAGCGAAATAGAACTTGCCATTATAGTAAGCAATGTCTTCAATTTCGGTTTCACGGTTAATTTCAATAATCTGTTTAACTGTTCCGAATGGCGTGCATTCAACAAGACTTCCTAGCGTTGCGGACATAATGGCACCATTTAACATAAAGGCTCCGTTGTTATTCATATCTGGATAGATATAATCTACTTGATAAGTCTTGAGCTTTTTAAAGTCATCATTGTATAAATTGATTGTCCGAACTCGTTGATTGCCTGCGATAGGGACAATGGAAACATAAGTCCTTGTAATTGGATCATAGTCAATGTTGAATACTTTTTCTTGCAGTGTAATAGTGTTTTCAATCGCCATAGTATCCGCATTAATAACTGTCAAATTGTTGCCATTTTTAAGGCCGTTGGCGAGGTAAATCTTATTAGTAAACCGATTGTACGTCATGGTATTACAATGCCCTAGACGCTCAGAATCCGTGAATTTATAAGTACCTACTTTTTCAAAAGTGTCTGGATTAAGCTCGTAAAGAATTTGATTAGTACCTTCACCATTGATACAAGCCAATACAAATACATTCTTTTTAGAATTGTAAGTAAACCCTTGGCACTGATTTACTTCCGCATCATACGTAATATTTTTTACAAATGCTATATTGGATGCACCTTTTAGCATCGGTGTTTCTGTTGGATAATATGGCTTGATGTTGGTATATACGCCCATATCCATGACAGAACCTACTGTATTAAAAGTTAAGTGTTCAGTCAGTTTATATTGCCCATTTGGCACTAATAAGATTTTATTCTTTAGATTATCATTAGCTCGTTTAAATGCTGCCGTATCATCCGCTACACCATCACCAACTGCACCAAAGTCTTTTACAGATACGATACCATTTAGTGATTCTTTTCCAATGTATTTAGCATCAGCTTCTGTTTTAGTTACAATACCTTTGCCACCCGGCACTGCTATTTCCTCGGCTTTCGATGCTGCTATTTCAGCACGTTTGGCCGCATCTTCTGCTTTCTTAGCATTGCCTACGCTAGCAATTTGTTTATTATTGATATCAGTCTTAATAGCATCTGCTTTTGTAACCAAATCATTAATATTTTTCTTATCAGTTTCCGCCTGCGCAGCATATGCTTTCGTATTATCTGCAAGTACTTGGGTTTTTTCAAATGTATCAGCACTTTGGATAAGAGCTGTATTTGCAGTCGCTAATTTATCATCCACCGTTTGAGATAATGCATTGATATTGTCGTTAATGGCTGTTAGCTTTGTTGCATTATCTTGCACTTCATTTGCCTTAGTCTCTGCAGTTAATGCAGCTGCAATTGCTTTTTTAGATGCCTCAATGGAATTATCGACTATATCACGTGCAACTTGATTTGGATCTTCATCAGCACCTACACGAATTTGCAACGTACGGTCTAATTGTTCTTTTAATTCTTGCAGAATCAAAATAACCTTATCGCCCATACCTTCAATATGATTGTAGGGCCACTTATTGGCTAATTCTGTAGTTTGTGATATTGGTGTACGTCTGATTAAAATAACTTTATGAGTTGCCGGCAATGGCTCACCAATACTTGGATATGTTAAGGTTTTATTTTGAGCGTCATAAAGAATATTTCCTGTTTGCTCTGTTTGCCGTCCGTCTCCATCAACTAGAATAAGGTTAATGTCTTTAATATTATTAAAGTCATACGGCCAAATAAAGGTCTTATTCTGTCCATCGCATTGGTATTGAACTGTTGGATTGCTGACTTGTGGAATCACAATATCCCGCCTTTCTTTGCATATAAAGAGGACTACCTAAAACTAGGTAGTCCTTATTTTTATTGTTTCTTCTTCTTTTCTTTTTTAGTCTTTAAACGCTTGTCTAACAAAATCGACATGAATACATCTTCAATCTTGGCATCCGTATCAGTTAGCCCTACACGCAACAATGTCCAGAAGGCATCAGTTACAGTATCACTAAAACCAGTTACACGGTTAGAAACTTGACTGAGCGAACGGCCTACATCTACAAAATCTTTATTGTCACTAGAAATAGCTTGACCGGTATCCCATAATTTCTCAAAGATACTTAATCCCATTACGGTATTACCTTTATTGTATGGACGTTCTCCTAAAATAAATTTCATACCCATAGTGGCTATATCTCTCACTAACGGAATACCCATGGTTCCTTGTTGTACAAATTCTTCGGCAAAAGACTTGGCGATAGATTCTGGATCATCATCGTCACCATTTGTCATGGCTTTGTAAATTGTCATACCAATTGCCTGTGATATGATCCCCCACCATAACACTCTTGCAAAAGGCATCCAATCCCCTTTATCTTTGCCTATATACCATGATTCAGCGATGATATTATACAAAGTATTAGCATACGAATAAAACGGAACAAATAATTGAACCCATTGATTCCGTGAACGTTGAATGGATGCTGCATCTTTAACATCACCACTTCCGAATATATCTCGTACTGCTCTGTCTCCTGCCTCAATTGCTTGTTGATTAATCCATTCAGTACTTACCCCTTCCTTAGATTGAAGTTCGGCAACCTTTTGATCATACGCAAATTTCCATACTGGTATGGATAATGCGAAGTCTGTTTCTGTGAGCAGTCGGAATCCCATGTTATTAATTTCATCACGGATTTCAGCACCTTTTTCAAACTTGTACCCGCCGATATTCTTATCATTAATGCGGAGCCCCTTTCCTTGGATGGTTAATCCCTTTTTCAAATCTTTATCCAAAGTTTGAATACGTTCCCTCATGAATATGGACTGTTCCATAACAAAATCACGGGTATTATTATAAAGCTCTGTACCGTAGCCATAGAACCCTACCCCTGCATGATTAACAGCTTGAAGTACATTACCGGCACCAATACGATATACAGCAACAGGAATGTTTAAGGCATTTTGGATAGCAACTGATGCACGTCCAGCCATAATAGCCATTGTTGCATTATGTTTAAGGAACATTAAAATTTTACCAACATCATCCATCTTAGCCACTTCATCCTTCCAATTATCACGAACCCAAGTCCGCAAGAATTGATAGGAATTCATTCCAAATTTCTCAACAATATAGTTTTGAAACTCTCTATTGGCTACTAATCGATTCACATCCGTCACAGCTTTACGCATAGTTATATGATTGATTGATTCGGTAATAGCATTCGGAATAACGTCAAAGTCTAACAACAATGATTTATCCTTAACTACATCTAAACGGCTTTTAGTAGCACTCATGCCGGTTCCTAATATCGCATTACTACTAACCATAGTTTTTGCTATATCTTCTACTTCTTTGTCAGATATACTTGCATTGACTTCCGGATTATATACAATCGGATAATACTGACCAATGATAGTTCTACCACCAATGGTAAATGTGATGCCTTCTTCTTTCTTCAATGGATTCCCATAAAGTTCTTCTTGAACTTTGCTACGTTCAGTAAAGAAGGAGTTAATGTGGTCCCATGTCCGAATAATAAATTCCCAATCTTTATCGGTGAGGATTTCTTGAAAGGCTTTTTCCATTTCAACTTCAGTTACCTTGGCCGTTTCCATTGCCCGTTGTCTGTTACGTTCTGTACCCCAATTCAAAGCTAATGCAATGACCTGTTCCTTGGTTAGATTACGCAATTCCCCAACATCGTACATATGCTTATTTCGGATGTTAAATAATTCACGCTTACCATACACAGAGGATACATCTTTTGCCAATCTACGCATGGACACTTCCTTGCGTTCGTTAAATGTTTGCGTTGCTCGACTAATTGGATCATAAATGTATTTCACCGCATTAGGCCCTAGCCGGCGCAAGAATGTTTCAACTTTGAGCAATGATAGATTGCCCTTATTGATAAGCCCTGCAACAGCTTCCAAACCAGTTTGATTGTTTTGTGCGTTAAATACATTCCCATTAATTTTGCCAAATGTATCGATTGCTTCCGTTAATATGCCATCTACTGCATCATCAAATGTAATCGATTCACCTTTATCATTAAGGATAGTCGAGCCTTCATAAGCATTGCGGCCATTCTTATACATACCTGTCATTAATTCTTCCAGTGTGTTCAACTGACTCACTGTTAGATTTTTAAATGACATAGGTGTTTTACCGTAGAATAGTTGCACTATCCATGGGTCAAGGAATGTAATGCTTTGGTCACCTAGAATATCCGCATCAGGATCTAATGCATTAATAACAGCATTCATATTGAATCCGTCTACTGGTTCCAGTCCGTCGTATTTAGTAAGTCCCATTTGGTATGCCATGTGCGCATAGAAATATCTCATATTAGGCTCAATAGCAATAGGATTTTTAGGACGTGTCATTCTATTGAGATTATCAAGCAGTTTGGTCCGTAACTTCTTAATGCGGAGCGCATTGTCAAACGCAACACGGGCCCTCGCCTGATTCAAAAGTTGTAACTGTTTAGCTTGCAAAGCCTCTTCCAATTTATTAACTGCCAATGCCCTATCAGCACGCTTACCTTCACGAATAGCTTGGCTTTGATACTTCTTATACTGGCTAGCTTGGGATAAGGTCAAATCGCCCAATTCCTGTCTAGCACGGTTCATATAATCAGATACCACACCTACACCACTATCTCGAATAGCACGTACATTATTAATGCGGTCTTGCAGTAAGTCTTTTAATTGTTCTATACGTTCTTGTGAGCTTAATGACTGATTGTCTAATCTCATTAACATACGCTCTTCTAATCGCTCTTTTTGTTCGATTATCCTATCAAGTCGATTAGTAACAATTGTCAGACGTTTACTTAACTCATTCTTCTCATCTTTAAGTTCAGCTTGATTTTTACTTGCTTGTTCCTGTAATTCTTTTTGTTGTTCTTTTAGTCGCTCAATTTCATCATTAGCTTTATCCAACTCTTTAGAAACAGAACCAAGCTCTTTATCAACCTTTGCTTTTTCTTTATGAAGTTTTTGCTCTTTTGTTAACTCTTTTTCAATTATTTCCAAATCAGATTCAATCGTTTCTGAATTAGGGTCAAGTCGATTTAACTTATCGAGTAGTTCCCAGTTTTTAGCAAGGTCACGATTGGTTTGTGACTTGATGATTTTTGCTTCCTCTTCAGTCAATTTCATTTGGCCGTCTGAAGATAATAGCCACTCTTCGGCAATTTCTATGTTGGATTTACCAATATGGTTATCTTCAATGAATGCCTGCTCGGCAGATTCCATAGCTTGATTAACAGCTTCATTAAATGTAAATCCTGTTTGCTCACGTTCAGCAGCTTCTAATTCTTTTAGCGTGCCGTATCGAGTATTGGCTAATGCATTTTTACCGAATGCATTATAGCGTTGATGGTCTTTATATATTGGATACTGTTCCATTAAGCGCTTTTCAATATCGGCTTGAATAGAATCTTTTTCATCGTTCCATTCTTTGATTGGACGACTTTCTAATTCTTTAATATACCGCTTCATGACACGTTCTTTCGCCATTTCCTCGACGTCGGCAATATGGCTTTGAACCTTTGCTTGTTCAGCTTCATCGAGCTGTTTAAATAACTTGCTAGATTCAAATTGTTCAAGTGCTTGTTCTTTTGTAAAGGCATCTATATCTTCTTGGGTAGCGATCATACGTGCCATAATGTCTTGAATTTCCTTTGGTGGTAGTCCGCCTAGTCGTGTCACCGCACGATAGATACGAGTTAACCATTTAGAAAACATTCGGAATACACGTTGCAATCCTTTAGTAGGTGCTTTACCTTCACGTAAATAAGCTTCCCATCCACGAGCGAACTTTTCATGTGCTTTAGTATTATCAGCGCCTTGCGCATCATCCCATTCAGACCACTCTTTCAACTTGTTCCAATCTAGAACAAGTTGCTCTGGAGCGTTTTCCATTTCAGCGAGGTTCTTAATGTCGTCAAAGAATACATGTCCCATTTCATGGAGGAATGTGGAACGGTCAGCCGTTTTGAAGATTTGAATAAGGCGGTCGGTAGGACTATTAATTGTCGTCATACCGTTAATAGATTGATTGTATTTTTCAATTACTTTGATTGCTTTATCATCGAACACTACATAGCATCGTCCGTCTTGTTCGCCATCGTAGTAGATGCCTTTTATGCCGATACTATTTAAAAATTCACTAGCTTTTTTAGCATTTTTCACGTTATGAAGATTAAAATGTTCATCATTACCAAGTGCATGAGATAAAAACGAATACAACTGTTTACCAGCAATATTGGTTTTCTCTAATGCACCATATACATCAGTCTTAACATTCGAGATAGCTTTTTCTTCACGTTCTCGTTCTAACTGTTTTTCTTTCTCGTATTGTGAATATAGATCATATCTAAACTTTTTATACACAGCTTCCAATAAATCTTCATTACCAGCTATGGTATCAATATTTTCATCTATACCTACTGACTTCAAAAATCTATCAATATTTCTTTTTTGAATTTTATTGATGTCATTTATTGTTTTATTTTTGTTATGTAGTTCAGATATTATGTACCCTACATCCATAAAGCGTGCGTATTTATTTGTCCATTCATCACCAATAATAGACCCTTTGTGATATTTAATTAATAGACTTGTAAAACGTTCCAGTTGTTCTTCTGACATTTTATGTAATCCGTTTTTCAAGCTATCTCTTACATATCGACTATATCCAGAAATAGGATATTCCTCTGGTAATAACTCTGTTTCATTTGGTATTTCTACTTTAAATAAACTGCTTTTGTTAGAACCTTGTACTTTACTCAATACCTCTTTATATAGTTTGGATACTTTTTTATCTTTGGCAAAATATAAGCCCCAACCATGTGCTTGGTTGCCCTCACCGCTACCGATAGCACCTAAATCAAATGCATCAAAATCATGTGGTGAACCATGCCATGCAGCTTGATAGTATTGATAATTATGTTGTTTGCGTAGCTTGTCTAAATCTTTTTCGTTTGGTATACTTACATTAAAGAAGTCACTAATGTGGTATTTCGCTTGGGGCAATGAGAGCCCCTCTGCCAGATACCAATTAGTGACTTTTTGTTCGTTTATATATAATGGCGTACCAAACTCAGGATTTTCCAAGTAATCTTGATACCATTTATTCTCTACCGTATCTTTTGTATACACACTATTAACCAAGCTATACACAATCGTGTTATTACGCTTGGTTTTATTTAATTGCATTGGAATTACAACATTTAAGCCGTTATCTGCTTTCATTTCCGCCATAACCACAATACTATCTTTTACCGTACTTGATTTAAAAATGGCAACAGGGTCAACTAATGCAAAAGGAAGTTGTTCCAATTCGTTTAGCGTAATTTCCGGGTGCTTTTCTTGTATATCCGCAATTTTAGATTGTTTAATTACAACGTCGTAGTCAAGACCTCCAATCATTTGTAATACTAATGGTGTGTCCATTATCTTAACAAATGCATTGGATTTAGGATTATATTCTTTTAATGTGTGAACCCATTCCGCTTGGTCTTTTGCCAATTTGACATCGCTTTGTTTAACTTGATTTAATCCTTTTTGCCCTTTTAGTTCGCCTTTCATATCAATACGAACAGTATTGAAATAATCCATGGCCGTATAGTTACCACGCCCTGCACGTCGCATAACATCTGCCATAACATCAGCATGTTGTGCCATAAGTAAGGCATTAGCTTCCGCCGTATCACGTTGTTTACGGTCTACAGTTTCATCACTCATTATCGACTTTAAGGACTGATACACTTCATACCCGGATTTAGATAGTTGCATACGTAAAGCGATATCATTATCTGCAAGTTCAAACAGCTTATCTCGCATAGATTCTAGCGATTCAATTTGTTTGAGCGTATGTTCCATGTCAGCATAATGGGCTCCTGCTTGATTGAGCGCTTCCGGATTATCCGCTAATGCATTTTGCGTACGAGCAAGGCTAGATTGATAAGCCATTCGTCTACGTTCCGAATTAGAACGTGGTGGCTTGTTTTCGCCTAACCATGTAGGATTTGCACCGCTAGTGCGTGCCGCCTCTAAATCTGTATCCATAGCATCGAAATCGCTTGTATATTGTTCCCTGTATTGCTCGGTTAATTCCTTATACACATTGTTAAATGTTTGTTTAATATGTGTCGGATCCGCAAGTACTACATCAAGCATTTCCTTGTCTACATCGGATACTTCATCAAAATAGGAACGAATAATATCATTCTTAACACGCTCTGCACGTTTTTCAGTATCATCTTTAACAAGGTCTTTCATAGCATGTACTTCTTCTTTGGCACGCTCAAGAGTTTTCATGGATAATCCACCACGTGTAAAGTAAGAGGATTCTTCCAACGCCTTAACGGTTTCTTCCGATAAACCACCGCTTAATTGAGCATAGGACCCGATAGGTATTTCGATTGGAGCGTCGGCAGTAATTGCCTTGGATACCTCCTCTTGTGTAGTAAGTCCTGCATCTACCATATTACGGATAGCCGCTTGACCTTCTGCAGTTTCAGCCATTTCATTGACATTTACATAGGCAGTTGATACGCCTATATTATCACCCTGAGCTTGTACAATTTTGCCGTATAACTCAGGGTTTTCTTTTGCTAAATTGTTAGCGGCAGCATCGTTTTTAAGGTTTTGCATGATAACATGTCCATTACGATTCTGTTCTTCCATAACAGCCATATGTTGTTCTTCTGGTGATAACTTTTGAAAGTCTTTAAAAGCCTTCATGGTACGAACACCGCTAATGCCACCACCAATTACACCAAAACCAACAATGGCAGGTAGTGCTTGCCACATAGCTTCGCCGGCACCAACAAACATATCACCTACAGAATATGGACCCTCTTGATCATTCGATTTGCGCCATAGGTTATGCTGTAATTTTTCGTTGACGTCTTGTAGGCCTTCCTCAAATAATTCTGGAGCGCCGGCTTTAATGGAAGACTTAGCCACTTGTGCAGCAGTTACACCAATGCCACGATTAAATGTCTCAGCTGCATTAGTAGTTCCTCTTGAAACTGCATTGGCAAATGCGGACTTAGGAGCGATTTTAGATGCCGCTTTACCAATAGCACGAGTGGCTACAAATTCAATACCCGCATCAACTGCGGCGAACGACATAGCATACTCTTTTGCTTCTTCATTGGAATATACTCGATTACCATTCACATCTTTCTTGTTGATAAGTTCTAGGTACTTGCTTCCGAATGACATTTGATACATTTGTTCTGCCATACCTACTTGTATGCCAGTCTTCAAACCAACTAATGCACCCGGAATAGCACCCTCACCACCAACTGGCGCAGTAGCAGCAGCACCAGCAGCTGCACCTAATGCCATACCTTCTGCAGCACGATTTGAACCTTTGATAGCATGTACAGCCATCATATACCCTTGCGCTGCAGTTTCTCCAATAACAGCTTCTAAAATACTGTTGCCATCAGACTGTCTATATTTAGATAAATTTTCATCTAACCGATTAATTTCTGCTGTTAATTCAGCAATTTTATTAGGATCATTTTCCTGAGATAATTTATATCCGGCTTGGGCGCGTAAGATTTGGTCATTCATAGACCAAACATTCTGTTGCACCGCATCAAATACGCCGTGAGTATTATTAATGGATTCAAGATTACGTAATGCAGTAATTGCTTCAGCAGAACTTTTATAATTTATGGTATTAAGTTCCGGATACATATTACGGATCTCTTGAATTGTTTTTCCTCTATCCATTTGTGCAGCGGCCAATTCAGCACGTCTGATACCTTCTTGGCCACTTGCCATAATTAAATCCGGATTTATACCTAGCTTTTCACCACTATCAATAGCGGACCGGCTCCAATCTTCTTTATTCCATAGATAGATTTGTTCGGCACGATGCATGGCCGGTTGTAATATTTCGCTAGCTTTATTTACAAAGTTTTCACTTTGCTCAGGCGTTACGTCTGTTTGTGCCAATGCATTTAAGCTATTAGTATCTACTGTAGCTTGTGACGGATCCTTATGTAACCAATTATTAAATCCACTGGCGGCATTACTTATGGCTTTACCATACGAATTGTCCGTGGTTTCTTGTTGCACAGCACCTTCAAATGGCGTATGTGCATTAGACTGAATGCCAAAAGTACCATTCGTCGCTTGTTCAGGTGTAATTTTATAGTTACCCATTATTGACCTAACCTTTCTGCCAATTCTTCCGGTGTAATTGTATGTGTATCTCCGCTACTATCTTTATAAACATAATAAGGTTGTCCATCATCGCCTGTAGTATTGTATAGTCCATACATACCGTTAGCAGCCAATTGAGCATTTGTATATTTAACAGCAGAACCTTTACCGCCAAAGAAATTTGCCATTTTCCCCGCACCCCAGAACTCACCTGTTTTAGTGGATGCAATTGCCTGTTGTGCCACTTCCTCTGCGCCCCATTGAGCCATTTGTGCAGGTGACGGATCATACCCATTCTTTTCTCTGAATTCTTGAACTTTTGGATATACCGCAGCAGATACGCCTTGCCATTCAACACCATCAATCTTCCTACCGGCTAGGCTTTCTATGCTACTTTTCATACCTTTCATATTAGGAGAGTATTTGCCAGTACCATTAGCGTACTCATCAAATTCCTTATTAATTTGTGATAATTGTTGAGGATTAAAATATACGCCCATTTGACCGATAAAATCATTTAGGTCATCAATGCTTTTAAATTGACCGTTAGCAATAGCTGTTTTCACGCCTAGTACATTTACCTCTTTAGCTTGCAATGCTTTGGCGGCCGCTTTATTAACTGCTATTTGCGCTTGATTCAATTGACCTTGCATGGCTCTTGCATATTCAGGATGAGTAGCCGCATAATCCTGCCTAATCTTTAATGCTGTTACATCAGTACCACCATTTTTAGCATCGGCAGCAACCATTTGTTCTACTTCTGCTTTTTGGTTTTCTAATGCCACAGCACGACTATGTGCAATTTGTTGGAGTTGCGTAGCAACATTACGTTGAATCATTTCTTTACGCTGTTGAGCCTGTGCGGGAGTTTCCGCTTGTGCCTGCCCATTAAATAGACGTGATTTAACTTCTTGTATATATTGGCGAACACTAGGTTCATCACCATTTCCTTGTGGTGCATCCCATGAATAATGATTGCCATCGCTATCGATGGCATCCGGTGCGCCATCTTTCCAACGTTGCCCGTTCACAGGTCCCGCATACCATGCAGCAAAGGCCCCTTCAACACCATATTTTTGTGCATACTCACCTAATTTGAATGCGGCAACTTTCTTTTGTGCTTCCGGGTCAGACATATCGGCCCCCGGAATACCTGCTTGTTCGCTCCATTCAGGCCAATTACTTGGTAAAATTTGGAATAAACCATAAGCACCTGTCCGACCATTAACAGCGCTAGCATCACCGCCGCTTTCCTGTCCCATTACAGCCGCTTTTAAATTTTCGACAGTCGCCTCACCAGTACTGCCCGCAACTTTACCAAATCCACTTTCAAACAATTTATTGGTAACTTTATTCAAAAGGTCTGGATCATACGGGTCAAATTCACCAATGACATCACGAATCGTCTTTTCGTTGCCGGTTGCCAATACCATACTTGCTTTTCGTACTTTTTGCCGATATCCCATGATTTCCTTTTCGTCAATCAATCCGGATTCGGCAACGGCGTTAATCATCTTATTTGCACCGTCTAAATCATCATCAGAGATTTTCTTTTCAATCATGGTAACTGCCGTATCTTGTTGCGCCTTTTTAACTTGAAGATTAATCGTATTATCGTCATATCCAAGATTAGCAAGTTGAGCATGGACACTACCGCTAATTTGTTGCATAGTTTGTCCAAATGAATCGGGATTGCTGTTTACAACGCCATTATTAGCGATATTTTGAATGTTCATATTCAACGCCTTCATGGCGCTATCTTCATATTGGCCGCGAACATATCGATTGATGGTATTAATCGTATTTATTCTGTCATTATCAATCACTTTATTAAATGCATTAATCGAATCTGTCATCTTAAATCCGTATTTTTTTATGATTTCATTTCGTTTAACAGATTCAATTTCGCTGTAATCAGTAGGAATATTTAATGCATTTTCTCCTTTACGGTTCATAAGACCATTGTCAGGGTCATACATAGCTTGGTTCATGGCTTCAGTATATTCATTAGTCGCATTTACTACATCTACCAATTCTTTTTGCTTTTGGATTTGTAGCATAGTTGAACCTAAATCGCCAATAGCTTTACCAAGGCTTGATAATCCTTGTTGGTTACCACCATATGCCATTTCATTCCCGGAAGCTTGTGTACTCCCTTGAATTGTATTTAATTTTTGAGTTGGATCATAATTAACAAATTTCATATCCTACCTCATTTTGTAATCACGTTTAACAGTCACTACCGGACCCCTATCTGTATACCCTACAGGGTCACCACCGTATGTAGTCTTCATCTTGCCCCCTGCATATTGTTGTTTAAGCCCATACATAGATGATGCAGCGCCAAGAATACTACCTACCATTGCCAAGTTCCCTTGACGTCGTGCATTTTTTGCGGCAGCACGTGCGGCACTAGCTTCATTCTGATAGTTCATACCATTCAAATATTCGTTGTAAATAGCATTATTCTTGTTTTGTTCCCAGTTATATACATCTTTGTTGTACTCATCATAACTACTAGCCATTAACTGTAATGGGGACCCTGCCATCTGCAATCCGCCTGCCCCTGCTTCGGCTGCATTCGTTCCGGCTACAAGACGCATACGATTATCCATTTTGTCACGCTCTTGGAGTTGTTGCATGGCAATTTGCTCTTGCTTGCGGTCAGATATTCGCTTATTAGCTTCTGCCGCTTGTGCTTGCGCATTATACATAGCAACTTGCGCTTTTGTTTGTTGATGTTGAGCAATCATTCCCATGCCAGTACTAACTGCGGTTAAGATTGCCGCTGCGGGTAAGCACATATGAAATCCTCCTTCTTGAGAGTAAATAATTCCAAATCACCAACCTTAACAGTTGGATGAATCACGGCCCCAATCGATTCGAGCCATCGTTTTGTTTTAATGTTTGTTGTATGAACGTAATTGAATAGCCATTCACGAGTTTCTAACCATTCAGCGATGACTTGATTGCTTAACTTGATAAAACGCATCTGCCAGCGCATATCGTTTTCTAATACTTTATTGCCAAGAAAATATATCCCATACATTCCGTTAACCGGTTCTTTTGCAATCCCATACACACAAATTGCCACATCATCATCTACGACGATATGGCTATCATAATCCGGCTTACAAATTTCGGAACAGAAATCTTTAAAAGGATATAAACGATTCACCTCTTGGACTTCTATGGCATCTATTGCCCTTAGGTTGACTTCTAGGTCATGAATTAATTTATCTCGCCGTGTAGGCTCAATTTCATCAATTTTATAGTCCCGGTACATCTCTTAGTCCTCCGCCAATTTCAACTATTCGAGTTATTGATAATAAATTAAATGGGAATGGATCACTATGCTTAATACATATCGATGTATCGGTTGAATAATTTGTCCCCATTTTAGGTAAAATTACAGGCTTATCGCCAGTAAATAGTTCATTCGGTGGTAATGTAATATCATCCATTTTGTCAAATGTACGACCAACTTTACCGCCAAATGACTTGTACACTCGCAATACTACTCTTGATACCGTAGCTACACGCCCTTGTAATGTTCCATCTTGCATTTGCATTTCTACAGATGGCACACGAATCTTAGAGGTAAACGGTAATCCGATTTTAATATTGCTACCACTGACGTTTAACTGTAATAAGCCATCATCTGGTACAACCACATCCGGTTGTTGTTTGCCATCAATTACAACTTGCACAGTTTGACCGCTCAAATGCGGGATGTTAATACTATCAATTGCATTACTCGACTTAAATTCTACATAGCAATCAAGGAATACATTCACATCATCAGAATACAGTGGCACCATACGCTCGATACATTTTACTTTTTTACCTTGTAATGTACGTTCAACAAGCGTATACAAACTATCCTGTTCTCCCTCAGACACGGATTCACAGTATAAATATTTACCATTAGTGACGAAATGCGACCATCCGTATACTTTCTGTTCTGGTATATACGTTAAGCAATTAATCTCCCCATCATTTCTGATGTAATAAATAATACTGTCCGGGTCCTGCGCATACGCACTCGTTATAGTTAAATACCCTCTAACTCGAGTCTTAACAAATAACGTTAAATCTTGCCCTGTATAGTTATCAGACTCATAACTATAACCCATATCACGAACAGTGCCCCCACGTTCCTGTACAAATACACAGCGGTTACCTATGAACTGTGGTTCACATGATAAGGCCCCTCGTTGCGTCTGTGTTTTTAAATTACAATTGGTAGGAGTAATCGTTTTATCGCCGCTTACAATCCATTCATTACCGCTTGTAAGAATGATTAGATCATTAGCCGGTACAAGATGACGGATTTCATACATTTTGCGATTAATCACAGGCAAAGTAATTGAGCTATCGTCTGTAATAGTACCCTCTACTTTTTCAACGCCAAAGTTTGGATAGTCACCAGTCCGGCTCATCCAAATATAATTGGGGTTCTTATTTGTAGCAGCCACTACAAAGCGGTCTTGATAAAAGGTACATAATTTAGGATATCCATTACTACGACCCCAACTGCCCATCTTCCACTTAGAAGTAGCCTCGTTTTCAACAATACCATTCAAGATATTAATCTTCATTGTTTTAGCATCTACGAATTCTTTAAATTCGATAATGCCCCATGTGGTGTATGGAAGAATTGAAAGGTCAACATTACATTCACCACTTTTTATATCTGATTGAATGCGTAGCTTTGCATTCGGTTCAATTTTGCCGGCATCGGTTACGTTGTAGTCGTTATTAGATGAATATGTGCGATAGTCTTTCCATGTAGCACCATTATTTGTGGTGATTTGAAGTTTAACGGTACCAGTCCATGTCCCATGCGTTGTAAATTTCCAAGCTAGGTCTTGGTCTGTTGAATATGATTCCACATTGTAATTAATGTTGTTGTACTCATTCCATTTATTAAAGCCGCCCATAAATGACCGTTTTTCTTTTTTCTCTACTACTACGCCAGTATTCTTTGTATGAACAGCTGCAACGAAATAGCCTAGTTGCATGACCATTCCAACCATATCAGCATTGAATAGATCCTTACTAGAACGTATCGTATCACCCGTTACCGTGACAGTAGAATTAACATCTGTATTGATTGTGTCATACGGTTGTTCAGTTAACTTGTAGGCTTCAAGTCGCCAATCAGTATCACTATACCGAGATAGTGTCTGTATCGGATATTTCCCACTACAGATGAACATAACGTCACCAGATTGACTACAGTTCAAATCAAACAATATATCGCTAGTAAAAGGAGTTGTAACTTCAATGCCTGTATAAACTCCGTAGTTCCACACACGAATATATTTGTCGCCAAACTCGAGCATGAAAGAATTGTTAGTATTTGTAGTAAATTCAAATAATCGTGTTGGTTTATCGCTATATTTAACTTGCCCTACATATTGGCTGCCTTGTCTTTTGGCAACGGCTCCATATGGACGAATAACTACATTCTCCGCCTCTAATAAAGCACTTTTATATTGCTCTAAATCAAAACGGCTCGATACATCCGGTGATACTTCACCAGTTGTAAAAGCTAATTGTGATATATAGATAGGATTACCCATTACCAATCCCTCGCTTTCACATAACTGGATATATATACTGTATCTTGCTTGCGTTCTTTAGCATTCATACCTTTTGCCTCTTGAACTGCTGCTTGATACAACTTGTACGCTTGGTCAAACAATCCTCTATCGCCAGTTAATGGCATGGCTAAAGCGCTCGCCAATTTACATTGCAACATATACAAGGATATGGAATCCCAAACGTCTAAATCTGTTACATCATATATATAATCAATGAATGCTAGTGGCACATCGCTCACTATGCATTTTTTGTTATTTCCAATATTAAATATGTTATATTCCGGTTGCGATTCCGCATGGAAGCGATCGCCTTGTGGAATAACTCCTAATATCCGAATGCATCGTTCCGGATACGCATATACATAATTCCACCCATTAATTTTATGAGCGGATAATACCAATCTTTCATTTTTTCGAGCAAAATTCCATTCAAATTGCCGTAATACCAACTGTCTAGTTGGGTCATATTGCATACGACATTGGCGGCCTTGCTCTGTTTCTTCTTCGAATGAATAAAGTAGTCCTGCATTAATTAATGCAAGTGCTTGATTGCAAATATCAGTAGGTGTCATGATTCCCCCTATATGGTAATAGAGGGATGCATAAGCACCCCTCATATTGTCACTTATTCTTCCGTAGTATCGGTTTTCTTTTTGCTTGTTTTCTTAGGCTTTTCGTCCCCAGTATTTTCATCTGGTGAAGTTTCATTGCCGGTATTGTCACCTTCAGTATTTTCATCTGGTGGAGTTTTGTCACCCGGTTCTGTTTCATTGCCCGGTTCCTTATCTTTAGGCTTTACGTTTCCTACAAATTCAAAACAATCTTTTCCAAAATCATTAATTACATCTTCCGGAATATCAATTGTTTCACCTTTATCAACAAGGCCATGCATAGTTAGATACATTTTTTGTTTAGTTGTTACTAACATAATTACACCACCTTATCGAGCAATATTCGTATCAAATGTAAGGAATGCGGTAATAGTACCCGCAGTCATATTATTCGCATTGATGCGAATGAACTTTTTCGCACCAGCTGGAATGCGCATTACACGTTCTTCGCCAGCTTTTGCATTAGCAGGTAATGTAACGCCGGTCAACAATTTAGCATCAGCCATATTTTCCTTATCGGAAGTATAGACATTGAATAAACCTGTACCGGTTACATCTGCATCAATACGAATGACGAGCCAAGGAGCGACAACAGCGTCGCCCCCTTCACCATTCATTACTACTTCAGAGTTTGTGTTAGCTGTAATAGCCTTCTTCCAGAAAAATACATTTTCTTTATCGATCATCATAACTTGGTTACCCCCTATTATTTAACTTGTTGTTCGCCAATAATTAATGCATCAGTACGACGTACTGGAACGTCATTGAAATCAACAACGATTTTGCCCGGTTCTTTACCTGCTGCAGTTTGATATTGGTGACCTTTGTTAAGTTGTTTACGTAAGAAACCACGAACAGTCTTGTTCATATACCAAACTGGACGACCCATACCAAGGTTAGGAATTTTTTCTTCTGCATCAATCATCAAATTGATAAGGTCAGCGCCTGCAGATGCGTCTTTTGTAAGTTTAGATACATCAATGTTCGCAATACGAACAGCATAACGCCAGTCACGGACTGTTAAACCCAAATCCCAAGAATAATGAGTTTGATATGCTTTATACTTTTTGCCTTCACCATCAAGTGCATCAACTACACCATCATTTTCCATTGTGAAGCCAGCTTTACCACCTTTTGGATAGAACCCATACATAGTATTAGGGCCCCATACGCAAAGCCAAATGGAAGTCAACTGATTACCGGTACCGCCTGCATCGATAAGATTTTCTGCGGAGCGAGCAGTCTTATCGTTATAACGTGGCGCCAAGCCGATAAACTTTTCAGGTTCAGATTTAGAACCATAGAATAATGTAGATGCCATTTCTTGGTTCATAGATTCCAAGAATGCACGATCTTCTTGTAAACGGAATTCAGCAGCATTATTAGAAATATCTACCAATTTACGGTCAACAACTGCATATGCCTCGAGCATACCGCAGGCGTCTGTAATTTGTGCTGTTTTAGATTTATCTTGATTTACACCGCTGTTAAATAAACGCCAAGTTGCCTTTGGCAAACCAGTACGAATGGTAGTCATATTACCAGTTGCAAGGTTACCTTCAAGCATTGTCATGTCGGTTAAAACTTCATTAGTTTGGTTCATCATCTCAACAATTTTATCAAGATGACCATCACCTTTTACACGTTGTGCTACATCGAGCAAAGTAGGGTTTAATGTTCCAATTGCCATTTAAATTCTCCTTTATTTTTTCATATTTCCGTAAATAGATTCTGCCAACTGTTGTTCAGTCGTAATGTCATGGTTGCCTTTAGAATTACCCACACCCGGGTCTTCCTGAACCATTTCACCAACGGCAGCAAATACCTTAATCATGTTAATGTTGTTATCGATATGACTATCAACAAGCAATTTACGTAATTCCGGTACAGCTTTAGTTAGTGCTTCGATGCCTTTACCTGCGAGGGCTACAGTTTCATCAAACTTACCGCCTAATTCTTTTTTGGCGTTTTCATAATCCGCTTGGTGCTTTTCAACGATTGCTTGTTCTTGTTGTTCTTGATAAGCAGTTAAGATGTTCTGTGCGTACTGACTGCCAAACTTAGCTAGTTCAACGGCTTGTTCCTGTGTCGCACCGACTTGGTTAAGTAATTTGCTAAAATCAGCAGATACAGTTTCATCAAGCTCAGTACCTTCAGGGAACACCTCTTTGAAGTCATAAACCGTTGGTTCAGCAGGTGGTGTATTATCACCGCCTAGTACAGATGGATTACTACCTTCACCATTTGGATTAGCAGGTGGTTCAGTAGGTGGCGTAGGATTGTTTAGGTCCGGATTCGCGCCCGGTTCATTGCCAGTCATGTTATTGTTAGCACCCATAGTTTCTTCAGCCATTTTGTGTCTCCTTTTCGACTAAATTATTAAAATATTCTTGTTGCCCGATATATTCGAGCTGTGCTTGGTGATACTGTTTAACGCCATCGACGCCTAATTTGTTTAGGTCCCCATGGAATAACAGCCCCACCTTGCGTTTTCCTTCGTTAAAATATGTTTCACTGTTGCCAGTGAAAGATTGCTTTAATATGCCTGAGCGATCCATTAACCGACAAAAAAACCACCTACCTAGCTCTGTGCTAAGTACGTGGTTAAGCGCTTGCATATCTCGCTCTTGCATATAATCTTTAATTGTCTTCATCTAAACACCGTCCATTCCTAGCCAACTCTGTAATGCAGGATTGCCATCATTGGCGGCGTCCGTTGCTTGCTTGGCCGCTTGCGCCATTCCCGGAGCAAGTTGAGCCGCTTGCATAAGTTGTTGTTGCTGTTCCTGTTCAGCTTGTGCCTGTGCTTGCTGTGCCAAGATTTCTTGATATTCATCATCGGAACGAATAATCTTAGCAGGTACGCCCAAGTTAACTCCGTATGTATTGGCGGCTTCCTCAAAGTTGAATTTGTTAACGATGTTAGGATTAGCCTGTGCCAAAGACATGATGAACGCAAAATATTGTTCAATATTAACTAATGAACTCATCTTTTGTGCTTGAGCCAATGGTGAGATATATTCAATCTTCACCTCTTGGCCATTTAATTGGTCTAGGAGTTCCTCATCCTTAACAGGTGGGAATACACCGGCACGATCTAATACCGCATACACACGTTCAATAATTGGATTCAAGAACTCAGATAGCAGCCGTTCAACCACAGGACCTAATTGTTGTAACTTCTCTTGAGTTCGTTCCATGACCTCACGAGCCGTCATCTGGCCCTTGTCGATTTGGTCTAACATTAGAAATAAATCCGCACTATAGGCTCTTTTGATTGAATCCTCTGTAACTGCAATCTTATTTTGAATATCTTGTAAATTGGACTGCACTGCAAACATCGGTTCAACCTTATGTTGTCCCTCAATCTCTGTAATGCCACCCGGATATAAGTTAACCGTACTAATTACATCAGATGGTGCTTGCATAGGAGGTTTAACGCCTAATTCAACGGCTGTCAGATAATCAAATTCCAATTTCTGCAGCATTTGTGAATCTGGTTGAGCGAACCATGCGGCCCCTTTTCCGTAGCCATTCAAATCCATGGATGTATGTCGAGCAATTGGAATTGGCCACTCTTCAAAGCCACCATGATACAACACTTCATCACTGTTGCTGCCTTCAACCCAATAGATGGATGAATACGGCATATTACGACGCCCTAGTTTCTCATTACGGTCTTTATTAGGCTCAACCAACCAGTTAACTGTAAATGACTGTTGTAAGTTGTTGCCATTGTCGTAAATATTCTTAACGTTATCTGGACAATTCTCATATCCAAATTGCTCAACAATCTGATCTACTGTCATTTTGTATTTACGACCAAAGATATTTACAGTTTCCTTGCTATTGGTACTGATAGCATAGGTTCCAATCGGATATGATGTGAAACGAACACCAGATTCACTGTCAGCAAATATCCCCATAGGTGCTTGCCCCATGGTTAACTCCATGTAAACTTGATGGACTACGCTGTAGAAATTGGATTTAGCGAGGACCGCATACAAGATTTCCTCTCGTTCATCCAACAATTCCGCAACTTGGCTATTCGCTGCTACGTCGATGTTTTCCATCGTTAGCTTAAACCATTTACGGCTTGGAGGCGTTAAGCCGCTCATGACGCCACTGGCGAATATCTGACAAGATTCCCAAGCTACAGGATTTAGGATTTTACCGTTGTAAGGTTCCGACTGGTCCTCTTCACCATCAAATTGACCGATAAACGGCAACTGATAGTCACGCAACTGCTTCCACTTATTAACGTATCGTTGCTGTGCGTTAAATAGTTGCGAAAATTTCTTTCTCAACTTCGTATAATCACGCCTAACAGGCTTAACACCTTCCGTAGGTTGTCTAGCTAGTAAAGATTCCATTTCCGCCATGCTATCCCCCTAAAATTGATTTCTGACCGCTCGCAGTCGGACCTAAGATAGTTGATTCAAAGCCACGTTTGAATTTGCGTTTAGTTTCTGCCATTTCCTCACCAGTTTGATTGCTCATATTCGTCTGAACAGTCGGAGCCGGAGCAGGTGGTGTATAGTTAGCAGATGCACCTTTCATACACATCTTTATCCCTCACTTTCTAAATTAAAAAGGATTGTAACTTGTATTAGCTACAATCCTATTGCCTGTTTCGCTTTTTTTAACGACGCGCGCCGCAAACGTCAAGGCGAGGGCGTCCCCTTTATTTGGAGACGGTAACCCTCGGTCTTTCATATCTTTTTTACTTTCAAGCTGAATGCGACCATTCTTATCAATGATCGCTTCTGGCCCTACGATGTCATCGTATAAGGCTTGGTCATTCGGTGGTATCGAACCACCTTCACGGAGCCATTCTTTCATCTGCCCCCACATGTATGCCCTCATATTAAGATATACAGGGTCATTACTCTTACCGCCAAACTCAATTAACCGCCATTTCCGGCCTAATTGCTTGCCAATGGAATATATCCCTGTGCCGTATCCCATATCGATGAATACGGCATCCGCTTTGTATTCGTCCTCGAACTGAGCAATAAGTTGAGCCATGCGCCAGTCATCATCATTCTTAGGAATCGACGCTAGCGACTTCATATAATATCCTTGCCGCATCACTATTTCTAAAGAGTCTGAACCGGTCCACGCAGGATCCACACCAATGATTACAGGCAAGTGGTCAAATGCTCCCGGCTTATAAGATTGCTTTTGTGCCTTATCAGCAATTTCAGTAGAGATAAACTGCAAATCTGATGCGGAAGGAAACACACCACGAACACGAACTTTAAAGAAGTCAGAATCCTCACCGTAAGCCTCTAACCATTCTTCTATCTTAGCTTTATTAGAAATCTTAACGGTACGACTATCAATCTGATATGTATTCCAGAACTTCCTATACTTCCGAAAACATTCACGGAACCGCCCACTATTACGAGTAGGGTTTCCAAATGCACACCAAATAATTTCAGTGTTAGCATCTGTAAGAGCCCCTTCAGTTACTTCCCAAATGACATCATCAATCGCCGATGCTTCATCAAATAGAACCAATATCCGATTACCTTGGTTATGTAGACCTGCGAATGATTCAGGGGAGTTCTTACTCCAAGGAATGGCATCGATGCGCCATGTCTTTTCATAGTCTTTATCGCTACAAAATATAGCTGTGGCCGTGTAGGTAAACAAATCTTTGGCAATGAACATATTGTGCCATTTGCTAAGTTCTGGCCATGTTTTAGTCCGGAGCTGACCTTCCGTATTAGCAGTAACTACACCACGAGTATTCTCATGAGTAGATATAGCAAAATGAATAAGCCATGATATCAGTGCAGATTTACCGATACCATGGCCAGATGCTACCGCCTCTTGAATAGCGGTTTGTAATGACTTACCTTTCTTTAATTGTTCGCCGATGTCTTTTAAGATTTGTATTTGCCATTCATCGGGACCTTCCATATTTTCCAATGGTGTCCCCGGTTCTCCCCAAGGATAGGCAAAATATACAAACGCTAACGGATCATGTGTAAGAGCGCCTAATGCCTCTATTAACTCATCATGTTTTTCCATTAGCTCTCTCCCGTGCAGCTTTCAATTTATCCATAGCAGACACCGTAAGCTCACCTTTGACATCGATATTTTTCGTATCCCTCCACTTTTCAGGATTACGGTTCTTTAGCCAGAATATTTGAGCTGTAACATCTGGGGGCTGTTGTTTCTTTACAACTTTAACGAGCTTCCCATTCTCGTATGTTTTCTCTTCGTATTCGTAACCCATAGCACGTTTATGCAATGCATTTTCAACTTCAAGGTCAATAACTTCCTTCCCTCTTTTAAGGGACTGTAAAAAAGGTAAGGAATCCTTTTTCCAGTTATACAAGGTTTTAACCGAAATACCTATATTTTTTGCTATCTGCTCATCAGTAAGGCCATCACGAGCCCAACCTTCTGCACGCAATAAATTATCTGGGTCAGTTAGCCAGTTTTTTCTATTTACTCGCAATGGATCATCACCTCACTTTAATGTATTACCGCCCTTGCGTGTTAATTTCCCATTTTTTCTTATGCACAATCCACATGAATTTCTACTAGCACTTGAATGCGTAATATAGGATTGACATAGGCCATCATAAAATATTTCATTGGCCGTGCATATTCCATTTTTATTATTCAAGCATTTGTGCTTGATGCAGTGTATTTGTGTCATAATTTTTTGTAACAAAAAAGGCACATCAATTAAGATGCGCCTTTTTGCGTTTGGTACTCTAAATGCTTAGGAGATGAACTCATGTTCTTCCACTTACAATATATCATAGATATAGGGGGCTTAAAAGGTCGGAATTAGCCGATTTAAGCCGATTTTAGGTGGAGTTTATAACCTAATTCAAGAAGAGCCAAATTCTTATATTCTTTTCCTTGCGATTCGCCATATCCCACAAATGCATAAGCCCCTTTAGCCGACATACCATTGATATATTGTTGCATGAGGATAATAGATCCAACTGTATTGGTTAGTGAATCAATCATATGACAAGCATCATCACGTTTGGTAAGTAGTTCATGGATTTGACGTTTATATCTCATTTCCATATCTAGCAGCCGGTTAATATCATCTTCAATACCAGATGGTTCGCCGCCATCTACTCGTTCTTTACCATAATTTACGGCACGCAATGACGTGATATCGTTTTTAATACGTTGGATATTACGCTTTAATGATTTAATCCGTAATGCTGCTTTACTTGCCTCATGCAGGTACTCATATGCCAGTTCACGATATTCTTTTTTACTAAGTTCTACCATAGGACCACCACACAGACAATATTTAAAACAAACAGGATGATACATATTACCATATCCCGTATTTGTGATCTAATAATTTTCTGCAATTGCATTTTATATGCATCAGAAACCATAAAATGTTTTAATGCAGCAGCTTCACGATAAGAGTAATAGGACATTTTAAAAATAACCACAAGGTAAATCGCCAATAGAATGTTTATAATAACCATTTCATTCATGGGTATCACCTACTAATTTTGCATAACTAAACATTTCGGTACGTTTAGTTGTATAAGATGTTTTTCCTTTCTCCCATACAAATATATGTCCTTCCCTACATTGTGCAAAATGAGCTATTTTCCATGCATCCCATTCTGAATCTCTTACCAATATAGGTGTATTAATTGGCACTTTAAACCAATCAATAATGCCTAATTCTTTTGTAATATCTAGCACTTCATTAAGTTGCATTTCAGGAATTAACCCTACAAAAGCATCAGTACACTTTGTTGTTCCACCACTGTTTGGGTCTATTTCATTACTCCCTATACGAAAAGCAGGCTTTTTTTTGGATAAGTACATACATCCATTACCTGCTTTATAATAATATAGCCACCCATCATCATATAGCTTTTGCAATAGCCATTTCTTCCCTTGTTCATCACTAATCATAATTTTCTACCTCTCTATAAGTCGTTTCGAATTCATTTACCTCATGAACTTTAATTTTACCTTTATGATCTTTAACAATATAATCACCTTTAAAACATTCGATTTTTTCATCATCTGTTGTGATTTCTAATGATGTGTTTTCATACCAATCAATACCAATTACATCACCAATAAAATCAACTATTTCCATAGTATTAGTACCGTTATATTGCACAGCTTGAATTTCATTAACCCTTTTTGCATATCTCCTAACCATTTCCTATTCACCTTTTCTTCCTCTTAGTTACCCACATGCTCCAGTTTCCACTATATAGCTTTTTAATTTAGGTTTATCATCATTATCTAAACCACGCACATTTTCAATTTCCGCTCTAATTTCAAGTATGTTTAGATATTCACCCATAGCAGCTTTTTGTCTACGCAATAGTTCAATAGGACAAGTTGGTTCAAAATCTAAAGTTCCAGCATCATATTTAACAATCATTCTGTGGAGTTTGTTATAACGATCTTTTAATTCCTTATACTCTCCTCTAAATCTAGCTTGCCATTCAGGTTCACTAATACTTAATTCATTTTTATTTTCTTCATTCATTTCACTCACCTCTTATGATAGGGCGGATATTTCACCGCCCATATTCTAATTATCAACCAACATTAAATAATATGTCCTTAAATATGATAATTGTCATTCCGATTAACAATGTAAAACTCCAAATAATCATACATATCATCAACACATTAAAAAAGCCATCTTTTTTACACATTATTTACCGCCCATACATTATTTAATCAAAAATACCAACATCACCATTAAATAAATCAATAGCAAAATACCCATAGACATTAATCCAATAATGGCACCACATAGATCAATTCCTTTTTGTAGTCTTATTTTTTCGCTTTCACGTATAATCCTATACATTTTTTTCCTTTCTTTTATGTCACATATTGCATTCATTTAGACTTGACCATTTAATTATTTAATACACATAGTTTTCACATCGTTTTAATATATCTTGAATTAATTTCAACGGAATATTTGACCTTGTGTTATATCGATTACCATTACTTTTTAAGTCTGCCCATCGTAAATTAGACTTTATATTGTCATTTAATAACTTTAAATCGATATTACTACCAAATTTAGTTGGTTTCTTAACTGGGTAATCGTAGTTGTTGTAATAGGTTAAATTATCATAAGGAATATCGAACCCTATTACATTTTTGATGTATTCCCATATCCGCCCATATGCTGGGTTTTCAATCACGAATACTTTAGGTTGATAACGCTCAATGATTTTCAATGTGTTGTATATGCACATCTCACCATTGATACGTGTTAGAAATGACTTATCATACTTGAATTGGTAGTTTTCATAATCAATGTGATTTCTGATTGTGAATTTACTCCCTTGCTCATATTCACCAAATAGATTGATTGTCATATCCTTTTCTTGTTTCCAACACGCATTACCACCTTTCATAGAACTTGCCACGCTCCAGCTTTCACAAGGTGGACTAGCTAGAATAACATCAGGTCTATCTAGCTTATCCAACTGTTCCCATAGTACGTTGGGTTTATGTAGCGTATTAAATGCAAGGTCTTGGCATACACACGCATCACCAATGCCTATTGATGTGATCGTGTGTTGCCCCCCCATATTCACGTTGTATTCATCTACCGCTTGACGATAACAGCCGTTGCCATCATCAAATAACCCCCATATATGCATAAGTTTTATTTATTTACCTTTAATACACACATTTTTAGTTTTGCAGTACACATCAACATATGTTTCATTACAATCACCATTGTGTGTTACTTCGATAAATTCTTCGATAGTCCGTCCACTAACAATGGCTTTCCAATTTTGTAAGGTTTTACAAAACCAAACAATGAACATATCTTCTGGTGCAACAGTTTGATACCCTAAATTTTCAATCAACACTTTACGAGCTGCTTCAATTGCTTTTGTTTGTAATTCGTACATATTTTTAGTCTCCTTTATCAAATCCGATTTAATCCTTTCCACTCATTCAACGTAAAAGTGGAAATACTATGTTTCTTGGCATATTCAAATTCACCTTTGCAACCACGACTAGATTCCCATTCTGGACACAACACTAAAATGTCACACTGTCCAAGTAGACTTAAACAGATATCTAAGCCCCTTTGGTAATCGTCACCAGTCAGATATACATAACCGAAGTTATGAATTGGAGAAATATAGTCATGGCTGGTATCATTTAAAACTAAATTCCCCATGATCACATCAATCTTTTTACGATTGCTTTCTTTGCCCCCATATGGATGGGCGACATAGACTAATTTTTTCTTCATAGCATCAACCTTTCAACGTTTCAATATGTACCCAAATTCCTGTTACTGGATTCCAATACTTTTCTGTAATTTCACTACAGACTTGAGCATCATCATTCCAGTAATTCAACTTGGTCATACAGTCCTTAAATAATTTAATAAGATTATCTGTATCTGGCCGAGTGGTTTTCCAATGTGGCGCCTTGCAATTCGCTTTACCGAAACACCACTTGGTAACCAATCGAATAGGTCCCTCTAAAGGTTCACTAGGAACATGATCAGCCAAACCATCTAAAAATATTTGTTTAGCTTGTTTCAACTTATCGGATTCATAAAAGATAGGCTTACCATGTTGTGTATTTACCTGCTTAGTTTGATGTGTAACAGTAGGGACCTTTTTAAGAGGAATGAAAAATTCAATAATCAATAACCAATCCTCCTTTATTGAGAATTTAATTGATAATAACCAATACAATTTTCAAAGCCCTTTTGTAATGTAGGGTTCAACCTAAGGGGAAGAGGTAAGAAAAGGATGATTTTAGAAATCCTTTTCCTTACCCCCTTAGCTTGAATCCACCTTACATTGGGACACAAAACAATAACAACATACACTTATATATATAAGAGCGTTTGTTGTTACTATTGTTAACCTAAAAGTACCTTTACGGATTAACAATCTTCCGGTTTAAACAACTCTCCTTTATCAACATTTAAGATTGGTGTTTCTCTTAAATATCGACGAATAGTCATTTCGCTAACTTCCATAATTTCGGCTACCCGTTTAATATCCGCTTTGCCGTTAAATCCATTTTCAGCAGCGGCAATATTAAAAGCATCTACCAATTGCTCTTTTTTCTTTTCCTTAGCAGCTTTTTTGCGTTTGTTTATAACATTAGCGCCTTTTTGTTGCGGACTATCAAATTGAGCCATTGCAAGAAACCCGTTTGTATCCACTTTGTGAATCGGATACTCAAACCATAAATCCACCGGTTTAAACTTAGGATATTCTCGGAGTGTTCCTTCCATTCGCCATGCAGTACATTGGCTAGTATCAATAGGAGCATCTTGGAGTTTATCCTCGTTCATGTTCTCGAGTTCAAGTTCTAGTAAGTCAAGTAATGCATCTGGATCACGAGCGAATACACCGGAACCGGATGCACGGTCCATAGACCGCTTACCAGTTTGGCTACCTTTTGAATGGTGATGACAATAAATGACGGCGCATTTAAGTTCAGTACATACCTTGTCAAACTGATTACAGAAATTTGCCATTTGATCAGCACTATTTTCGTCACCTGTAATAACCTTATAGATAGGGTCAATAATGATAGCCTTGTAATTACGCTTTTGAGCCCTACGGATAAGTTTAGGAGCCAACTGGTCCATTGGTAATGACTTACCACGTAAATTCCATATGGATATATTTCCAATGTTTGTTGGTTGCTGCTCAAGGGCCTCGTATACATCCTTAAATCGATGCAAGCAGGATGCTCTATCAAGTTCCAAATTGACGTATAGAACTTTGCCTTGCGTGCAGTCAAATCCAAACCACGGTCTACCTTCAGCAATGGAAATGCACAATTGAATTAATGCAAATGATTTGCCTGCTTTAGATGGTCCGGCAATGAGCATTTTATGACCTTCACGGAGAATCCCTTCAATTAATGGCGGTGCTAGGTCTGGCATGTTATCCCATAATGCGTCAAGTTCTTCCGGTTCTGGTAAATCATCATTAACGGATGCGATCCATTCTTCCCATTCCTTATAGTTTTCTTTACCAATATTGGTTGCCATAAGAAATTGGGGTTTACCATCACGCATAACGCCCGGCATTCGAGATAATCGGCTAGGGTTACGATTCTTTTTATCTGGTTTAAAGCCATTTTTTTGAGCAATGGAATATATAAAGTCAACACGTTTTCTGTATTCCTCATACGAGTAAGCATCAACTTTAACGATGGCATGAATTGATTTACCGCCGCTAAATACCATGGCTGCAATTGGTAACTCTAATTGTTCAAGAATGGCTTTTTGTTTTCCGAGTGACATATTGTCAGACTCTAGTAACATATACCGAAATGCGGTTACGTTATCATTCTTAACACCTTTACCATCAATTGGATTAAACCGAATCCATGCGCCCATTTCTTTGTTAAAGGTGCCGAACACGTTTTCTAATTGTGTCGTACCGTTAATACCATCTATGATTTGTTGTACCGTACGGCTATAATTTCCCATCGTAGGGGACTGTTTGCCATCTGGCAAAACAAATGTATTAACGACATATCCTACGTACTCCTCTGGCTCAAATAACGTGGTCAAATAGGTAAGTATATCCCGTTTACGTTGCTCTAAAGGATAGGATTTAGGAATCGTAACATCGGATTCTTCAATCCAGTTCTTATCAACAACTTGATATTGTTCCGGAGTTGTGGCCAATACCATGGAGTCAAAACTTAACGCTTCGTTTTCAAGCTTACGTTTTGATGTCCATCCATTTTCTTTTGCCATTTGCGTGATTGTGGCTCCGGTAACAAGTTTTCCAGTGTACCGACCAAATGATTCCCATTTAGCAGCACATTCGCCTTCATGGAATCGTTCTCCATCATCTGCAGACCATTCTTCCCATATAAACATAGGATAGCCCTCTTGATGGAGAGCAAGTCCTACGTTTAACCATTCCTCATAGGAGCATTGGGCAGGGTCTATATATTCGAGTAGTTCTCGTAAATCAATTTTGCTTTCCATGTTTACTCCTTACCATTGAGGAACGAATTCTTCTACAGGTGGCTTGTATGTAGCAGGCACGACACCTTTAGGAATGCGCCAGCCACTGGCACTAATACGACTAATCATCTTAGATGCTTGGTTATTGGTCCATGTTCCCACATTTTTAAATCCTTTGTTTTCAAGGAATCTAATTTGTTTAGGGGTAGACAAGCCTTCTTCACGACGTTTTTGTAATCTATCAATAAGCATAGATGCCTTGCCAGCGTCTTCAATGTTGTCACCATTAATACCAAATTGCTCAAGAGTTTTCTTTTGACTATCTGTAATAGCGCTCATTTGCCAACCAAAGGCTGGAACATAATGAGTAAGGTCTTCAGCTTGAATAGAAAACTCGAATTGCAATGGATCAACAAGTTGCGCTTTCTTCTTACGCATAGCAGCGAGTTCTTTTGCAAGCGCTTCTTCACGTTGAGCTAATACGTCAGATTCTGCATCCCTTTCGCATTCTTCAAGGTCCATTCCTTTTTCTTCAAGAATTTCCGTCATGCGCTTGGCCACATCATCTGACTTAGCGATTAAATGAGCCGGTCTACATAATTCGTGACGTTCTACGTGCCATAGAAAATCTAAAATTAATAGATGATCTTTACCCAGTGAAAGCCGTGTGCCACGTCCTATCATTTGACAATACAAGGCACGAGAGCGAGTAGGCCGTAATACAATGACACAATCAACACTTGGACAATCCCAACCTTCCGTGAGCAGCATTGAGTTACAAAGCACGTTATATTTACCTTCAGCAAATGCTTGTGTAATTTCTGTACGGTCTTGGCTTTTGCCATTTACTTCAGCTGCTTTAAATCCTCGCTCGTTAAGAATTTCACAGAATCGTTGACTGGTAGCAATTAATGGTAAGAACACAACGATTTTTCTATCTCTGTATTCCATTAATTTATTGGCAATTTCCTCTAAATAAGGCTCTAATACCCTACCAATATCACCTACGGCAAAATCGCCAGTTGAAATCTTAACCGATGAGATATCTAGTGTGAGCGGTAATGTTTGTACCTTAATCTTAGATAAGAACCCCTCTTGAATAGCTTTAGGTAATGTGTACTCAAATGCTAAACTTTCAAATACACGCCCTAAATTTTTCATATCCGAGCGATCTGGTGTGGCCGTAACTCCCAATACTTTGGCTTGGTCAAAATAATTTAATATAGCTTGATAGCTACTAGATACAGCATGATGTGCTTCATCAATGATAATGACATCAAAGTACGTTTTACTGAACATTGACAATCGTTTGTCTTTGCATAAGGTTTGAACTGAACCTACTATGATGCGGTCCCATTGTCCAAGGCATGTATGTTCAGCCTTTTCCATTGCCGTTGTAAGCCCTGACGCACTCATAATTTTGTCAGAGGCTTGCTGCAATAGTTCTTCACGATGCGCAAGGATAAGAACACGCTTACCCCTGCGAACCGCTTCCTCAGCAACTTTGGCAAAACAGATTGTCTTACCTGTACCAGTCGGAAGAACCAACAATGTTTTATTAACCGTTTCCCATTCATGCCATATCGAGTCTACAGCTTGTTGTTGATACGGTCTAAGTTCCATTAGAATGCACCGTATCCATTGGTTTGAGCATTAGGACTTGCAAAACATTTTTTTATTTCGTTACGAACGCCATTATTGCCGTCATTTTTTACATAGCCTTGTTGTGTTAATTCACACATAGCGGATTTACCCATTAATTGGTCAGGGTCCGGATTGTAATTTTCACCTTTTTTAGCTAGTCCTACGGCCATAAATAGTTCTGTAACTTTCCAGATTGTAGATTTCGTATAGAAAAGGTTGTGAATCAATTTTGTTTTACCTTGATCACCACCATCTACTTCAAGAGTAATTTGAGCTTGTGGACAAGATGGCAACTTGCTACTTTCTTTAGGTTCATAAAATTTCTTTGCTACATCTGTGATTACAAATGGATAAGAACCAGCTTCAAGTAACGTATATTCACGTTCTTCCGCTAAAATAGGTTGGTCAAATGAATATACTTCTTCTGCTTTACCGAATGTTTCAAAATTGCTTTGTGCTGTCATAATAATTAATTTCCTTTCTTAATTGCTTCAACAATATTTGGCCAGAATGGGATAATCCATCCATTAACGAATTCTGGATCATAATTTTCAAATGGTGTACCAGCTGGATATTTACCACGAGCGATTACTACTGATTGAACTTGTTCTAATGTGATACCATCTTTAACCATTAAGTCTTTTAACGGTTTAGGAATAGCCGTTTCAACTAATGGTGTTTCGTTTTTGTTGGTGTCAACATTTTTCTGTGGTTGTGCTGTTACAGGTTGTGTTGTAGTAACTTCTCCAACTTGTTCCTTGGTAGCATTCATTACTTCTGGAGCATATTCATTATTAGCGGCTTGTGCTAATTCTTGTGCTGCAGCAGTTGGTAGTACATCATCTGGGATAACATGAGCGATTTGACTATATTCAAATGGCATCATATCAGGTAATCCATGACGATTTTTAGCATCCCATGCGGGATTATGGGTGGCATACATCAACCGTTTACCATTGGTTGCTTTCTTTTTGTTTGTTTGAGTAGTAATGATTTCGTTTTTATAGTTGGCAAATAATACCATGTCCGCCCATTCTTTAATAAGTGGAGACGTTTGACTTCCTGTTTTCTTACCAAGTTTCAATTCAAAGCGATCATATGCGCCTAATTCATCTGGTTGTTCAAATTTACGGATTTGAGCGTGAGCAGTAAGTACTACGTTCATACCTGCATTGATAACTTCATCAAGTAGATTTAAGAAACGGCCCATTTCTTCACGGACAAATACATAACCGTTACCATAACCAAAGTCTTCGATGCCAGATTTGTTATGTTTAGCACAGATATATTCGACACATAACTGCTCCGCCCAGTCGATAGTGTCAATGACTAAAGTTCGATAGAAACCCGGCATTGTTGCAAATTCCTTAACAAAGGAAATTAGCATTTGCCATGATGTGGGCTTATCGGTACGAGCTACATCTAAATGGTCTGTGCTACCCTCTGTATCAATAAATACAGGCGAGGGAAAATGACTGGCGAAGGTTGTTTTACCAATCCCCTCGGTGCCATACACAACGACCTTCTGCGCTCGTTTTCGTTTACCTGTTGTAATATTCATTAAAAATCACCCCATTCATTTTCAGGTTTAGTTTCATTAACTGGTGCTGCCACATTACTGTACTCTTCGCCTTTTATGTGGCCATCTTCAATAATGATGGAACATTCATCTTGGTTATTAGTAACACGAGTCGCAATAACTTGTAGGCCTTCCGATTCAAGCCATGCGCCAAATTCTTTCATAGTATCTACATCCATTTGTTCGAGTTTATCCATAAGTACAAATCCACACTTAGGATTTAAAGCTCTAACAATGGCCGTAGCTACTTTTAACTGTTCCGCACCGCTCATACAGTCCCATTGACGATCATTGTAAATAAGGACGCCATCTTGAATAGATAATCCCGGCAAAGGCATTTGTACGGATTCAAGCAGTTTATTTTTATCTTGTCTGATGGTTTCAAGTTCACCAGTCAAGTTGTCATAATCTGCTTTATAATCAGCGGCTTCCTGCAATGCCCTTGCACGTTCTTGATTAGCACGTACCTTTTGATTAATGGCATCTACATTTTTGATTTGCTCCTCGAGTTCAGCCGTAGATTCATCCTCAAGGTCTTTAGCTGCCGTTGTTGCAATATCATAATCTTCAGCTAATTGCGCTTGCTTAGCTTGCAGTTCTTCAAGCTTCTTTTGCGTTTCATCAACCAAGTTGTTAATGGTGACCATTTGAGCTTGAATGGCCGACACATTATTCCGCTTCTTTTGATTTTCCGCATTCTTTAATAAGATGGCTTGTTGTTCTTGGATAAGTTCTGATGCGCTAATTGGTTCAAGTGGTACATCATCATAGCCAACTAACTCTTTAGCGTACTTATCTTTTTGATTTGCAATTTGACCAATAGAATGACGTTTTGCATACACCTCTTGGTGTTTACCTTCAAGTTTATTTAATTCGTCTTCTACGCCCAATAATTTCAAAAGTTCATTTGCTTTTTCCTTGTCACTCATTTCCATGAACTTAGGAAGGTCTAATGCTAGTTGCCCAATAAACCCATCTAAAATACGTTGGCCAGATTTTTTACCTTCTGGATCTACGACTTTTAGTGTGCTGCTATTACCACTACGTGTAACCACTAGCCCATTAGATAGTTTCACTTCTAATTTAGGTGGATTATAACTTCCATCACGTACTGCACTAGATGGTTCAAATTTTGCACCACCTAGTGTCCAAGCAATGGCATCAAGGATAGATGTTTTCCCCTGTCCATTCTTTCCCCCAATAATGGTTAACCCATTAGGTGATGGTTCATAAGACACAGCTTTAACACGCTTTACATTTTCTAATTCAAAAGAATTAATTTTGATTGATTCTCCCATGCATTTGCTCCTTATTCTTGAGTACCAGCCAATAACAAGTAATTGGTTAATTCAGATTTAATTGAATCAGTTTCAGATTTGATAGCATCTTTAATATAACGATTCATGATTGGACAAGATAACTTGAACGATAATTTATCTCCTTCGTCTTTAGGTTTAATGATGTCTAATTGCACTTCAATTTTTTGAGTGAATTGGCTTTCATTAAGGATGACCATGTTTACGAAGATAAAGCGAGGCATCTTTAAAGTACCTTCCGCTTCTTTTACTTTGATGCTCATAACATAGTTATCATCATCAGTTCGAGTAAAATCGCCTTCCGTTTGTGTTACGTATTTAAAGTTCCTAACGGCAATTAAAAGCTTTTCGTAATCTTCGATTTCATGTTCATGAATTCGGAGTAAATCAAGCATTTCCTTTTGCGTTAAACTTAGATCAAAGATGGAATCCCATTCTTTAAACTGTTCGCTTTTTTGAAATGCGTATACAATTTTGTCTTGCGTACGATCTGTTACGGTGCAGTCTGTTACTGCTACAACCTTTCTATCTGAGTATGTAATAACAGATTTCTTAGGGTCGCCTTTAGCTTTTACACCTTTAACGAATGATTCAGCACTACTAATTTCATATCTGAATCCGTGGTACTGAAATACGTCATTGGCTTCACCATGACGAACAATAACTTCACCATTTTCTGATGCTTGTACATTCAAGTTAAATTTTTCTTCCATTGTGTTAACCTCTCTTTTCTGTAGTTGAATTAAATGTTAGAACTTCCAATTCTGGCTTTTCGTTGACATCAACTTTTACAGTAAAGTCATCTGCATAAGAACCGATAGCACGACGTGAGATAGCTGGTAATGTTGATTTGATATTGTAACCAAGTTCTACAATGGTATCAGTATCTGGAACTCGTAACATTTCAATGTTGATGGTTATTTTAGCTTTCTGACCTTTTGAGATTTTTCGTAATGCGTCTTTGTACATTTCCTCAAATTCAGCTTCTAGCTTTCCATCACAAATATTTGTTAGATTTAAAACTTGTTGTTTTTCATTCATTTGTTTTCTCCTTTTCAAATATATTAAGTAACTCATTTAAAAGAGCCATTCCTTTTCGTTTTTCACACATATCTTTTTCGGCTTCTAAAAATGCTACAAATTACGTAGTATTAAGATTTTTATGCCCAAAGTTATGAGCAGCTGCAGCCAAAAGTGTGGTAACTTCTAGTACTCCGTCATTAAATTCATCTTTATTTAAGATAAATTCCATATCATGACCGCCATTTTCTTTAGGTGTTAATATGATTTCGATTTTTTTTGCATTTTTCTCCTCCATGGTATAATTACCTTAGGTATAATTTGCCTACGCCCGCTAGTCTTTCCAATTGCTATTAGCGGGCGTTTTCTTTTTCATATACATCAGCGCACACCCAAACAAGTCCGCCTGTAATGATTTGCAATAAGAATTGAACAAACCCAATTCTATCGATTTCTAGGCTTCCCATGGATCCAATAATCCATATGAAAGCTGCCCATTTTAAAGCAGTAATCATAACTTCAACTCCCCTCCTACCATAACCAGTAAATCACTGGTTATTTTTCTTATGCTTGTTTTCAACTTTTCATTTTCTTTTAGTAGTTCATCACGCTCCCTTTCTAACTTCCTGTATTGTAGTGGACTGTATTCATCTACAATCCCTACAAGTGCCTCGACTTCTTTCTTATTAAAGCGGACGCCCGGAAGTCCTTTTACTTCACGTAGGATGCCACGTTCCCTTAAATTGTTGACGCTGCTTTCACTGCATTGCAGTAATTCAGCAACGTCCTTTATTGTATAAACAACAGGATCCATTATTTTTCATCTTCATAAATGACTTTTGTATGGGAACTTATTAAAGGGTTCCGTTCGTCATGTTCATAAATAAACGCTTCATTATCACGAATAGTTACTTCACGATAATTTCCATCTCTAGTCGCCTTATTCTTTAAAAGTGTAGTAATCACTTTAATGGGGCCTCGTAGTTGGTCTTCAAAAGTCTGTTCAAAACTTGCGGATTCTATTGATTGTTTGGAATCCGGATATTTTTCATCTAGTACTTCATATTGTCTGATTAACTCTGGGAGTATCTGAGGTGTAGCTCCTGTTTCCATAATGTACAGAATGTGCTTTTTTAATCGTTTTTTAATATCTTGCATAATGTGCCTCCATTTTTGCCATTCTATCTGCCTCACGACATTCTCTGATTTTGCCGTGGATAGATTTCTTATAAAGTTTGCTTGTATGTCGCTTTGCGAAATAATCTTTAATGATCTTTCGCCAATATTGTGCATACTCAGCATTTCGGCCAGCCCAACCGAATACAGTTGGTGTGTTTCCATAGATCTTGTTGGCTACTAATAGGTCTTTTTGATTTTGTACTAGCATGGTTCATCTCCTTTTTCTTGCGTTTATGCAAGTTTTTAATTAAAAAAAATAGAGTTTACGTCATCTTTTGTTAAATTTAGATAATTAGCAATTGCCTGTACTTCATGTCGATAAAAGTCGCTTTCTCCATTCATTTTACGGCTTAATGTAGTAATATTAATTCCGATATGATTGGCTACATCACTTAATGTTTTACCTCTATCAACTACATAGTTTTTAAATTTTAAGCTATTGAACAATTTATTTACACCTCCTTTCTTGCGAAAACGTAAGTTTATGATTACAATATACTTCATTATTTTTTTATTGTCAATGCGTTTATGCAAGTTTTTTTGCAAAAAGTATAAATTTATTGCAAAAACGAAAAATTTATTGTATATTTGCATATAAGAGAAGAGGTGATTTTATGGAGAATATTATTAGAAAATTAAGAAAACAACATGGATTGACAATGAAAGAGCTAGCTCAAAAAGTAGGTGTTAGCGAAGGAACTATTTCACGTTGGGAATCAGGAGAAATTGCCAATATGAAACGAAATTATATTGCAGCTCTATCAGAAGTGTTCAATATACCTCCAACTGATTTTCTTGATATAACTGATAACCATAATACAGAACAATATTACATAGATCCTGAAGTAGCGGAATACGCAAATAAATTGAAAGACAATCCTGATATGCGATTGTTGTTTGATGCAGCGGAAGATATGTCAAAGGAAGACATTGATTTTGTAGTTAATTTAATTGAGGGGTTAAAGAAACGCGAGGGGAAATAAAATGAATAAGAAACAGATAGCCTTATTTATAGTATTAATTATTGCTATTATTGCACAAAGTATTTATATTGTTACACTCACGCAAAGAGTTGATAATCTTTCCAATGCAGTTTCTAATATTTCTTTTAATAATGATTCAGATAAGTTATCTAAACGTATAGACGAAATAGAAAGTAAAATAGCATCATTCAGTGATGATTTACATTCTCTAAGTAATAATATTGATGATAATACAGCTGAAATAGTATCTATAAAACGACAACTATCTGATGTTGTTTATAAAATTAATAGTTTAATTAGTGATATAAACTTATATATTTTGTCACGATAACTAATTCTATTGGGGAGGGGTATGGTTATGTCTATTAATTTAATTTATACGCAATTAAAGAAAACACAAACAGCAGTAGTACGTCTTAATGAAGATGGCAGTCATTCAATACTGGTTAATTTAAATAAGCCATTAGATGCTCAACGAGTTAGTGTGCTACACGAATTAGGACATATTAAACACGATGACTTTCATTCTAAAGAACATATCAATCTAATAGAACGGATCGCTCATGATAGAGAATTAGATGAAGATATAGATGAGGAATTCTTCTATCACGTGGTTAATAGCAAGGACGTGTAACTATGCAATGCAATATGACGGTTCGCAAAAAAGATGGCAATTACCAAATAATTGTCAGCTATAAAGACGGTATAAAATGGAAGCAAAAATCCAAACAGGGTTTTGCTACTCAAAGAGAAGCAAAACTTTATGGGCAAAAAATTATTGAGGAATTAAAAAAGACTGTCACCAATCCGCTTGATGACAGTCTTAAAAATATTACATTTATTGAATTGTGTGAATTGTATATGCGGGAAAAGATTGGTATATCAGAAAATACAAAATTAGTATATCAATATATCATTAAAAATCTATCTGTATTGCATCAAAAACGTGTTAGGGATATATCACATCAGATAATATTCAAAACGCTCTCTGACATTGAATTTGCCAATCGTACAAAGAATATGCACATCACTTTCCTAAAGTCTATTTTTAATTTCGCTATTAAACCATATCGAATTATACGATCTAACCCTGTAGCAGATATTAAACGTTTTACAACTAAAACATATAAATCATTAACAACTTTTACCATGGATGAAATGGATTTATTGTTAAAAACATATATAGATAATAAAAAGCTATATACCCTACTATGCATTGCTCGATATACAGGGGCTAGATATGGAGAAATTTTAGCCCTAACATGGCTTGATATAGACTTGGCTTATAATACCATTCGAATTAACAAACAATGGTCTAGGACGTCAAATAACACATTCGGAGTAAAGGAACCGAAAACAAGAAATAGTATTCGAACTCTTCCTATTCCACCTATTCTATCAAATATATTATTAGAGTATAAATCAATCTCTAATACCGAGAGATTATTTAATATTAATACTAGCAGTACTGGTAATGTTAATTATGCTATTAGAACGATAGTTCCCAATAAAACTATCCATGCATTTCGTCACACCTATGCAACAACACTTCTTGCGAATGGTGTTGATATTAAAACAGTAGCAAGTTTACTTGGTGACAATATCAATACTGTAATGAATGTCTACGTCCACTATTCAGATGAGATGCGCAAGAACGCCGCACAGGATGTATCAAAAATTTTTGGATGA